GAATACTTTAAGAAGAAGCTTTACAACTCTCTCAATCTTCCTCCCTCTCGTCTCACAGACGATAACAAAGGATTTAATCTCGGTAAAACCACTGAAGTCCTACGTGACGAACTCAAGTTTACCAAGTTCATCGGAAGACTACGTAAAAGATTTAGCGAACTCTTCCAAGATATTCTCAAGACCCAACTCATTCTTAAAGGAGTAATTACTCCAGAAGACTGGGATGACATGAAAGAGCATATCCAGTATGACTATCTATTTGATAATCATTTCAACGAACTAAAAGAACTTGAAATGGCAACTCAACGTATTGGTATTGTCACTCAGATGGATCCGTTCGTTGGTAAGTATTTCTCAGTTGAGCATGTACGCAAGCACATCCTAGGTCAAACTGATAAAGATATCCGAGAAATGGATAAACAAATGCGTAAAGAAATTGATTCTGGTCTTGTTATGGATCCTGCTGATCTCAACAGTTTCGATACCATGGACAGACAGAATGCGGCATTTGCTCCAGAGATTCAAGGAATCCAAGCAGACGATAGCGCGGAAAGAGAAGCAGAAGCTGCTGACGCAAGCGTAGATCGTGAGGTGAAAAAGGCACGTCAAATGCCTAAAGCTTCACCAACTAATAAATAAAATATACTGAATTGTTATTATGTCCGAACAACCTGAAGTAAATCAATATCAAGGCGAAGTTAATATTGTTGATCAAATCAGCAACAATCAAAGAGCTGCTGCCATTGATGCAATTCAAGATTTGTTATTTGCTAAAGCATCAGATGCTATGGCAGATTACAAAAAGATTGTAGCGAATACATTCTTTGACGAACCTACCAAAACGGAAACTACCGATGAAACTGATAACGGAAACGATTGAAAACGTTCAAATTCTTACTGAAGAAAAGGACGGAAAGAAACTTCTTTATATCGAAGGTGTCTTTCTTCAATCGGAACTAAAGAACCGTAATGGCAGAATGTACCCCTTTGAAGTTCTTAATCGTGAGGTTGAGAGATACAATGAGGAGTATGTTCAGTCGAAGCGTGCTCTAGGTGAACTCGGTCACCCTGATGGACCAACTATCAATTTAGATAGAGTGTCTCACAGAATCACAAGTCTCCGCGCAGAAGGTAATAACTTCATTGGCAAAGCACAAATCCTTGATACACCAATGGGAAACATTGCCAAGTCTTTACTTGGTGAAGGTGTCCAGTTAGGAGTTTCTTCTAGAGGAATGGGAAGCATCGACAAGCGCGAAGATGTTTCTGTTGTTCGAGATGACTTCATGTTAACCACCGCTGCTGATATTGTAGCAGACCCTTCCGCACCCGATGCATTTGTTAATGGAATCATGGAAGGCAAAGAGTGGGTCTGGGATAATGGAATTCTGAAAGAACGCGAAGTTGCTAAATATCAACGATACATTGACGGCGCTTCGCGTCGTGAGTTAGAAGAGAGAGTGCTCAAAACATTCGAGCATTTCCTCGGAAAACTCTGATTTATAAATAATCTTAGAATAATTACTACGGAAATACGAGGTTAACTCAAATGTCAGATATGCTTAACGAAAAATTTGAGGAGTTTGTTACCGAGCAAAAGGTTATTCTGGAAGCTGGCGACCCTATGCCAACTGTTTCCGCGAATGTAATTCCTGGCTCTGGTAGCGAGCCTACTCAGGTCTCTGACGCACAGACTGCTAAGTCTGGCGGCAAAGATCCTGCTCCCACAGTTCAACCATCGGTTGCTCCTGGTCAATCTGCTCCTGCAGATCTTGGTGGAACTTCCACTACACCTAACGAGCACGATGATGATGGAGAAGAGAATCCTGGCGCTAAGGCGGCGGCACCTGTATCGCAAGATAGCAGCGTAACCTCTACCGCTGGTAAGCCTGGTAAGGATCCTGCTCCTTCTGTAGGTGCTGATGTAGCATACGGCACTAAGATGGGTGGTGCAGTTACCTATCCTATCAAACCATCGTTCGAGTCCCTCGACGTTTCCGCTGACGTTGCCGCTCTAGTAGAAGGCACCGAACTCTCTGAAGAGTTTGCCGAGAAAGCAAAGACAATTTTCGAAGCTGCTGTCAAGGCAAAAATCTCTGAAGAGTATGACAGACTTGTAGAGCACTTTGCTGCTGAATTCGACAAGCATTTCGCTGAAGCAAAAGCAGAAATGGCAGAAGAAGTAAACGGCACAGTGAACTACGCTATCGGTCAATGGGTAGAGCAAAACCAAGTTGCTATTGACCGTGGCATCAGAAATGAGATCACCGAAGACTTCATCGCAGGTCTCAAGGGTCTCTTTGAAGAGCACTACATTGCTATCCCCGACGAGAAGGTCGATGTGGTAGAAGGTATGGCTGAATCGATTCGTGAAATGGAAGAGCGCCTAGACGAACAGGTCAAGGCTAACGTGAAATTACAAAATCGTCTTAATGAGACTGCTAAACTCAATATTCTGACCACTGTGTCGGAAGGACTTGCAGATACTCAGAAAGAAAAACTCGCAGCACTTGCTGAGGGTCTAGAGTTCGTTTCCGAGGAATCGTTCTCCGCGAAGGTTAAGACCATCAAGGAGTCCTATTTCAAGGAAGCAGCAGCACCCGTAAGTGAGGTTGCTGATGAAACCCCAGTGGAAGGTGTAGAAGATATGAATCCAGCAATGGCACAATATCTTAACGCACTTAACCGCTGGTCTAAATGATAACAAACCAATTTTTTCTAAGGAGCAATCATGTTTAATTCAGACGCTCTAACAGAAAAGTGGAACCCTGTTCTTGCCCATGAGGGCGCTGGCGCTATCAAGGACAACTACAAAAAGGCTGTTACCGCTGTACTGTTAGAAAACACCGAAAGACAACTACGCGAAGAGCGTGGTATGATCAACGAAGCATCCAACACTGTTGGTGCTATCAGCGGTGACGCACTATCTGGTTCTGGTCTAACTACCAAAACTGGTGGTCTTGCAGGTTTCGATCCTGTAATGATCTCGCTAATCCGTCGTGCAATGCCTAACCTCGTTGCATACGACATTTGTGGCGTTCAACCAATGAGCGGTCCTACTGGACTAATCTTTGCGATGAAGTCGCACTATCAGAATGCTGCATCTGGTCTACGTAACGGTCCAGAAGCATTCTACAACGAGCCTGACACCAACTTCTCTGGTAACACTCAGGGTCCTGCTGCATACAACGATCCCGTCGCTCCTCTTGGAGACGGTGGTACTACCGATGCTAACCCAGGTCTCCTTAACGACGCAACTGGCGGCGGTACTACTGCTGGCAACTACGAGCGTCAAGCAGGAAACATCGCTAGAGAAGACGCAGAAGCTCTTGGATCGGGTTCGACCCTATTCAACGAAATGAGCTTCAGCATCGAGAAGACTGCTGTGACTGCAAAGTCCAGAGCTCTCCGTGCTGAGTACACTCTAGAACTAGCACAAGACCTCAAGGCAATCCATGGTCTTGATGCTGAGCAAGAGCTCGCTAACATCCTTTCTAGCGAGATCCTTGCAGAAATCAACCGCGAAGTCGTTCGTACTGTCTACACCGTTGCTAAGCAAGGTGCTCAGAACAACGTTGCTAACGCTGGTGTATTTGACCTCGACGTTGACTCCAACGGTCGTTGGTCGGTTGAGAAATTCAAGGGACTTATGTTCCAGATTGAAAGAGATGCTAACGCAATCGCGCAGCAGACTCGTAGAGGAAAGGGCAACTTCATCATCACTTCTGCTGACGTTGCTTCTGCACTCGCTATGTCTGGCACCCTCGACTATAGCAGCGGTCTAAGCGGCGCTGGTGGTCCTTCCATCGGTGAAGTTGATGACACTGGTAACCTCCTAGTCGGAACCATGAACGGCAGAATCAAGGTCTTTGTTGATCCTTATTCCGCTAACGTTTCCAACACCCACTACTATGTTGTTGGTTACAAGGGTTCCTCTCCATATGACGCAGGTCTATTCTACTGCCCATATGTTCCCCTCCAGATGCTCAGAAGCATCGATCCTGAGACCTTCCAGCCTAAGATTGGCTTCAAGACTCGCTACGGCATGGTTGCTAACCCATTCGTTCTCAACGGTGCTACTCCTGACGCTGAGGCACTTACCCACAACGTCAACCAGTATTACAGAAGAGTTCGTGTTGCGAACCTCATGTGATACAAGTCTTCATATCAAGACACTCAGGGGACCTTCGGGTCCCCTTTTTTTGTAAATAGTATATAATGATTTGTAAAGTTATGGCAAGAGGTCGTATGAGTAAAGTTGACATGCTCTCACGGGTCTATAAAATGAAGACAGCACTTTACAACGGTCAACATCATGACAAGTCAGGTGAGTGGCACGATGGAGCACACGAAGCTCTAAACAAAGTGCTAGATGCTCTCAACGAATACAGTTCATGAACCAATCCTCACTAGTTCTATTACTATGTTTATCGCCGTTAGCAGCGGTGTTCATTGTGATGAAACTTGCGTTGTGGTTAGCAGAAACTTCTGCCTTCAAAGCAGAGACTGAGAAACTAAAGCGTATGCAACATGGACCATACGAAGTATGGGATGATGAAGAGGAGGATGACGAATGGATCTAGAAAAACTTTATCAGGAAATTTTGAGAATGAAGAATGAAACGTTGATGGAAGAACCTTGTCCTTTATACGAACCAGAGTGGGAAGATGTCACAAATTCAGCAAAAGATTGGGAAGATTTTTGGTACAACGAAGACCGAACCGTCGATAACGAAAGA